GATATGCGGATATGGCGGAATTGGCAGACGCGCATGGTTCTGCTCGCGTCACATCGGTGAAAAGTTTCTACCTACAACTTAATATTTGATTATATCTTGATTAATTCTTCTTTTTGTGTTAAACTATAGATGCGGTCAAGATTGATATGCGGATATGGCGGAATTGGCAGACGCGCATGGTTCAGGTCCATGTGAAAGCAATTTCATGCAGGTTCAAGTCCTGTTACCTGCACCAAAGCTTTTTACCCCGGTAAATACGATGTTTACTGGGGTTTTGCTATACTTAAATCACCCTAAAACACGGAAAAATACATATCGTAGCTAACACACAGCTAACAAGTAGCTAACAAATCTATAACCAAAAGATACCGCACCATCTGTCGCTTTTCGCACAAATCGAAAAAACTTTTCACACTAAATGAAAAAAATTGAATTAATCATTTTTGCATATTGTTGCAGAAATGTTTCCGTAAAAATAAAAACACCTTGCAGAGATTTTGCTCATCTGCAAGGTGTTTTTTGTGTTAATTATTCTTTTTTCGGTTGCCGTTTTGCTCTAAAATGAGATTTGTGCCGGTCTTTTTAATCTTATTTGGCTGATATTCAAGGATGTCAGCAACATCACAACCAAGGACTTCGCATATCCTGTCCAAATGTTCAAGGTTAATACGGTCACACATCTCATTATATATATCGCATATTGTCGCAGGTCTTATGCCGGTTTTACGGGCAAGTTCAGCCTGCGTTATGCGGTATTTGCCAAGCAAATCGGACAAATGAATTTTAATCATAATAACGCCCCGAGTAATATAATATACTACTGCGTTATTATTTTGCTTAATTGGTAATATTATTACCAAATCAGTAATTGGTTATGATAACTTCTTTGAACTCCACACAATTATCGGGGGTTGCAGGGAGTAGATTTTTCCTGCTTACGCACTTAATATTGTAACCTTTATACAAGTCACGAATGAAATCGCAATCGTTATAGGATAGGATAAAATGCCCTTTAATCCCCTTTAAAACGGCATTTAAACGGATATGGTCATCTTTATTGAACTTAGTATAGTTGCGGTTATAGTAGCGTTCTGATGCCACATATGGCGGATCTACATAAAACAGAGCCGAATCACGGTCATATGTTTTAATAAGGTCTTCAAAATCCCTGTTTTCAATGATTACACTTTTTAATCGCTCCTTGTATTTTGGAAGTTCAGAAACAATGTTATCAATCGTTTTAGGAGCAGTTGCAAACGAATAGCGATTACTGCCGAAACTGCATTTGATTAAATAAAGATACCTTGCCGCTCTTTGCAGGTCAGTAAGCTCAACCTGATTCTCAATCTCATAGCGATACTGAGAAAACAGCTCTCGAGATTGTAACCAATCAATCTCCTTTTGTAGAGCAGAACAATTGTATTTTATCTGCTTATAAAGGTTAATCAGGTCGCCGTCAATATCATTAAATATCTCCATTTGACCTTTGATTTTATCTTTACCGAATAAGACCCAGCCTGCACCGCCACACACCTCTATGTAGCGGTTACATCCGCTGGGAATAAGTGAAATAATCTGATTTTTAAGGTGACTTTTGCCACCAATCCAACCAATAAAGCTACGCATTTTTACCTCCATAATAACTTTTTTTAGGGGCGTTATTATGGATCAAAAAATCACTTTAAAAACTTGCGGTCAACAAATACAATGCTGTTGCTCTTTGGGTAGGCAATTTCTGCCATTCCTGCATTTTTACCCCTTTCTACAATGTAACGCACAGTTACCCTTGTACCTTTAGGGATTATGCCAAATTTAACTTTCTTGTCGGGGTGTGTATAAATATTAGCGGTTGCGTTTGCTGTCATTTTTGGGTATTTTGATAATGATGAATTATTATTGATTCTCGTATTCTGTACAAATCCCGTTTTGTTTTTGTACTTAATTTTACTCCAACCATAGCCATCATCATAAATATGTGTAATGCTTGAATTTTTAGGCATTATACAAATATTTTTGCAATCACCATAGGCATACGCTTTTGATTTGAGTTTGCTCTCCGTTGTAATCTTATTATGAGCGACAGATGCGTTTGCTTTATATGTAACTCGAAATGCGGAACACAAGCCTTTGCAGATAGCTTCGCCAATTTTTGTAGTGTTATTGATAATCCACTTAGCAAGAGTTGAATTATCGTGAAATTCGCACTCACAGTAAACGCACTTTGCGTGTGTCTGATTGATTTCAGCAAGGCTGTTCATCGAAATCCCCCTGCCATTTCCTGTGAGCTTTACAAGTTCGTTGTAAACCGGCTGTGCGTACTTGAGATTTTCCGCAGAACGGTTATAAACAAATACATTTGTACCCTTGCCGCCACCAGCGTTTGTATGGATGCAAACATGGACATCAGCTCCAAAGTTATTACTTTCAGAAATTGATGTGTACATATTCTGACCTTTCGGAGCACGCTTTACAGTAAATCCGCAACGCTTCAAGGCGGTTTCTGCTGCAATTGCAATCTTATTGCATTGTTCCATTTCTGTGGTATTGCCGTATGCGTATGAATTTGCATACTGATTTGACGGACTGAGATAGATTTTCTTTGCCATAATTATTCCTCGCTTTCATCTGTTTTTACTTCGACTGTTGTCTTTAGCCTTTTAACGATTGATACCAAAAATTTTGGCAATGGAATACCGATTTCCGAGAGGTTTTCAAGGATTGAAATTAATTCGTTGATGATAAACCAAATCGTAACAATCATTCCGATGCAGTAGTTAATCCGCAGGTCGATTCCGCAGTTGACAAGTGCCGAGCTGATGAGATAATCTGCAACAATTCCGACTGCTACGGCTACGATATAGCCTACTTTTTTGATAATGCCTGTTACACCGACACGGCTGTTCAGCGTGTGGCTTATGTATGCCTGTGCCATTCCAGTGATGTAGTCGATAATCATTACCGCAATCATCACCGCAAACGGCACAAGCAAGATGTTAAGATATGCGACAATTGCTCCGCACACAGTGGCAAATAATGCCTGTAAAATGTTTTCTTTCATTGTTTACACCTCGCTTTCTATCGGCTCGTCAACGGTTGGATTGTCGCCCCAAACTGCCATGACAGCGTTATAGTATTCATCAGACAGCACCGTTTTAAGCTGTTCTCTGCCCGATTTGCTGTTCATGTATGCGTTGCGGATGTTTCCGCCAACCTGCATTTCTTCACCGTTAAAGGTCAAAAACTGCTGTCTGAGTACCGACACGCTGTCCTTTGTGAGCATATCAAGTGTGATTTTTTCTTTAAGTTCCATTTTTCATACCTCCGTTATTTAATCTTGTACAAGCAAATCACATTAATTTGCTCGCCGTCTGCAAATGTGTAAGCCGTCTTATCCTGAGTCGAAAACTGTAGCCAAGTGTTATTTTTCGGAATGGCAAATTTAAAGAGCTTGCTAAGGTTTGAAATACCGACACAAAAAACATTGTCCTCGGAAATACATTTGTACGGCAAATCAATCAGCGGACACATGCTATTGCCGCCAAGAGATACTGCGTTCATTTTGACCGTTGCACTGACGATTACGATGTCACCAATCGTCTTATATGTACAGTTTGCACTTTTGATTTTATCGGTGACGGTTGAATACGGTGTGAGTGTTGATGTACCACTTTCAATATTTGACGAATCGTATTTAGTTGCCAAGGCGGTTTTATCTGCTTTAACAAGCAGAGCGCTGTAAACCGTACCGCTCGTGAGATAACACGGGCTGTTATTTTTGGGTTCGCTGTCGAACGGCATTGAATCAAGCTTTCGGGCAATACTCTTGTCTGTTTTATCAAGCCTTGCTCCAAGCGAATTAGAACCGCCTCTTGCCGTGGCTATTTCGGTTTCAAGTGCAATTGCTCCGTCTGTTGCCCGTTCAATTCCCTCATCCATATGGTTGAGGTTATCGGCATTGAGGGGCGGAGCAGAGCCGTTCACAAAGACAATTTTATTGTATTTGTTCATTTTCTTTTACTTCCTTTCCTAATCGTTTTTCGCCCTTTGATGTGAGGGCAGTTATAAATCCGTCCATTTTCTTATTGAACACAAATGTTTCGATTGTCGGCAAATCTTCAAACGGAGTTTTAATTGTGTACTTATCGCCTGCCTCAAGCCACCAATACGAAAACAGCTTAATTTTTGTCGGGCGGTATTTATATACATCACCAAAAAAATTAACAGAATTATATTTTGTGCCAATATCACTTGCTGTTGTTCTGCACCTCATCAAAATGTTATCGGAAACATACCACGAAAAATCGTTACTGTTGCCATACAAAAACGCTTTTTTATCAGCAAACTTAGCACTGTACATACGGATAGGCTCAAGTTCGTAATCTTCAAAGGATAAATCTTTGTACGAATCGATTGTTTCAACGGAAGATTGAGAATACAGCCTTTTAAAACGCATTTTTCCGTCGGCATCTATAACGGCAAAGCTCAAAGTTAATTCTGCATAAGCTTGGATTAAATCTGACAAGGCAATGTCCTTTATAACCTTTTCCACGCAGGTATCATCAAATTTCAGCGGTACACTAAAGATAGATAAGCTCGGCGGTGAAACCCCTGTAATTGCATAATCTTTGGCAAATTCTGCGATTATTGAATAAAAGCTCTTAAAATTATCGTCTTTTTGATAGTGCGCATAACCATAAGCAAAGCTGCCGTCCTCGTTCTCTTTGCCTGCAAACCACAAAGACATATCCACCTTTGACATATCATAAAAAGCGTCATAGGCTGTGATTTTGACGATGTTACGCTGTTTTTTATCTCTTTGAGCCGACTGAATTTTACCGTAGAAAACAGGACATTCAACCGTTCCTGTTTCGGCAGGACAAATAAGAGTATTTGACGGGTACAAATCATCTGACGGATACAGCTCTGATTCAAGATATGTTGCCGTTATGATGACCTGTACCGTCTTTCCTATCAAAGCCGAGCAATCATAATCAATGAGTTTCACGCTCATTTCAGAGGCTATGCAACCGCCGAATTTCAATTCTTTTTCAACGATTTCATTTTCAAGTGAAAAGCTGTCAAGCACGATACTTTCACCTGTTATATCCTCAAAACTGCCGTCGGGGGAATGCAGGGCAACGGTGTTGTAAAGTGTGTTTGTTTTCAGCTTATCAGCAATTTCTTTAGATACAAGCATTTTTAAGAATCACCCCTTAATACTCAATCAGCTCAACCGTAATCGGCTGATAGGTTATATCATTCTTTTCAGCATTCATTACGGTATATTCAATATCAGGAATATAAAAATAAGAGGTGTAATAGCTGTTCGTTTCATCGTTCCAATAAGTTACCCTGCACTTTCTCTGTAACTTATTCGCCATTGAGAGGTTGATAATCGACTGAAAATCAATCTTTTCGTCAAGATGAAGAATGTGAGTTGAAAACGAAATTTTTGTTTTGTAATTTGGCAGCGTTGCCCTTTGAAGCGTACCGTTCTGATCTCGTTCCGCAGAAGTTTCAAGTCGCTGATTCGGAGTTGATGAAAATGCGGTAATGTACTTATTCGGCATTATGTTGTTACCGAATTTAAGCAAATAGCCGTTATAATTTGACATATCATCCCCCCCTTTATGCAAATGCGGATTTACCGTTGTGTCTGCGTCTGTAAAGCTCATCCTGTCTTATCATTTCTTCAAAAAGCGTTGAACCCTCAAGCTCGGCAGTAAACGAATAAGTGTTGCCACCGTTATTGCGAAAGATAATGAACATTTCATAAATGCGTTTAAGCAGGTCAAGAATTTGTGTGAGAATCACTGTATCCTGACCGCCCGAATTGTCGAGCATACCCTGTAACTTGTTAAGAGGAGAAATAACCTCAGGGTTACCGCTGTTAGCACCTGCGTTATCGCCGACAACCGCAAGTGTCGGAGCTTTAACAATACCGCCTTTTGCAAATTTTCGTGCCGGTGATTCCGTGGGTTCTTCAAATCTCGGAATGAGAGGCGGATTTTCAGGCATTGAAAAACTCCAATCCTGTCCAAAAGCCGCTCCGATAATACCGGCTATTCCGCCGATTGAATTAACAACGCCAGAAACAAAGTTATAAATACCTGTCCACAACGCATTTATGCCGTCAATGATTGCGTTTATAATGAACTTAAACACGGCGCAAATGCCGTCCCAAATGCCTTTGAAGAAGTCATAGATACCCTGCCATGCTTTGTTCCAATCGCCTGAGAAAACACCTGTAATGAAGTCAATTAGACCGCCGAATGTTTTCTGTATAGAGGTAACCAACCCACCGATAAATGTAAACACATTATCAAACACCCTTTTTACGGCATTGAAAACATTCTGAAATATAGGTCCCCAAAAGCTGACAAGCCAGTTTACAAACGGTGACAGGAAGTTATTCCACACGGTTGAAACACAGTCTGCAACCTTGCCGAAGAAGTTTATTGCACCTTCAAAAACAGGCTTCAGCCAGTTTTCCCAAGCTGACTTTACGATTGCTACGATAAAATCCCACGCAGGCTTAATCCATTGATTGTAAACATTCATCAGGGTTGTGCCGATGTTGGTAAACATATTGCAAATATTCTGAAAAATCTGCTGTCCGTTGCCGTTCCACCATTCGCTGATAATTGTTCCGATATCTCCGAAAATCTGACCGATAAAGTTAAACACATCTGCAAACTGCAATTGTAAATTTTCGAGAAATTCTGTGATTGTTGCACCGTCATTTTCAGTCCATTCAACAAGGCTTTCGGTTGCAGTTGAAAACGCACCCGAAACAACTTCGCCGACTGAGCCCGCAAAGGTTGTAAGACCGCTTAAAAGATTGGAAATTGATTCTTCCATTTGAGGGCGAACATTGTCAATTGCATTGCCTGCAAGTGTACCGAAATTATCAAAAAAGATTGAAAGGTTGTTATAGCCGTTTGTAAGATTGTTGCCTATGGTGTCGATAAAACCGATAATCTTTTCCCTGTCTTTTGAGATCCACTTAGCAACACCGCCTGAAATGGTCTGAAACGACTTTCCGCCGATTGTCGCAACCGCTCCGAATGCAGAGCCGATTGCCCCGAGTTTTGCAGAACCGACCTTTTGCATTGTTCCGAATGCCTTTTGAACTATGGGAACAGCATTATCAAAAACGGTCTTGCAGTTCTTGCCTATAGCTGACCAATCAACCTTGTTAATACCTTTCTGTACATTCTCGACAAAGCCTTTGAATCCGCTTTTTTCGTATAGATTTTTGAATGCCCCCGAAAGGTTTTTGCTTGTGTCATTGACAACATTCTTTGCAACAGCTCCGCCCGATGAACCGCCCGATGAGCTTTTTGATGAAGATGTATCTGACTTTGAAGAACTATCGGTACTTGAAAGCACATTCAGCTTATCAAAGCCCGCAACACTTCTCTTTGCTTTTTCGGAACTTTTCTGAACATTATCAAGTGACTTTGAACTGTCATCTGCCGTATCCGTAAGGCTTTTGGCAGAATCGGACGCAGATTTGATATTGCTTGCGGTGTTGTTGCCTGTATCCCAGCCGAATACCTTTGAAAGCGATTCAACCGCGCCTTTGGCATATTCCGTTAAAGTCGCAAGTGCGGAACTCAACCGCTTTACAACCTGAGTTGCCACCTGAAGAATAGGCTGACCGACTACGGCAAGGAGCTGTTTCCAACTTTCTCTGAGGTTGCCCGTTACATTCTCCCAACCGTCTGCTTCACGGCTTGCCTGTCCCATAGCACCCGAAAGCTGATTAGCGTCCTTGACCATTTGCAAAAGCGTGAGCTGTTTCTGCGATTCCGACAAATCCGTAAATGACTTGCCATACAGCTTATTAGCCGCCGCATTTCGTGTGGTTTCAGTACAGGACAAACCGAGTGCGGCATCATTTTCAAAGTTACCTTTGAGGAATGATTTCAGGCTTTCTGCGGTGTCTTCAAGCGAACGGTCATAATATGCGGCACTGTCGGCTGTTACCTGCAAAGCCTCCTGCATCATACCCAAAGCACTTGAACTGTCCATTCCAGTAGTTTTTGCAAAGGCATAAATGCTTGTGCCGACGCCCTGCAATCGGGTTTCAAGAATACCGCTCTGATTGGCAACGCTCTGAATGGCTGATTCTGCCTGTGACTGCATTGTGCCGAATGTCTGCTCAAACTGCGAATTTGCCGCATTGACTTCCGCAGCCGATTCAATGCACTGCTGACCGAACTCCTTGATTTTTGCAACAGAAAAAGCGGCAACCACAGCCATTCCTATTTTCTTAAACGAAGATGAAACCGAATTGCTTAATTGCTCACCGCTGCCTTTGATGTTTGAAAACTCTTTTTCGGTTTTCTGAGAAACGCCCTCTGCAACCTTTGAAAAGGACTGTTTCATATCAGTGCTTACATTTTCAAAATCTTTTGAAAGACTTGAAAATGCCGAATCAAACTTTTTTGTAATTGAATCGGAAATCTTATGCAATGTTTTGGAAATATCATCACTCGTAAGCCTGACATCAAGCTCAATTTCACCCGCCTTTGTCGCCATATTCACCACTTCCTTTCATTTTAGATTCTTTAAAAACAGGCATAAAAACAGCGCACACCGTTATGATGTACGCTAATAAAATTTTGCAAAAGAACAGCCACCCCGTTTGGAGTGGCTTTTTTTTACAAGCTTGCAAAAAAGTTTTGAAATTCTGCAAGAACGGTGTTCATATCTTCGTCTGAATAGTGCTTTACATTTCTTGACCGCCATTTGTTGCGGATTTTATGCTGTGACGAAGTAAAGTTTTTCAAGACCTCTTTGTCGGTTTCAAGGCGAATTTGAACCGTTCTTGCAAGCGGTGTTTCGGGTCCTAAGCCTTGCAGAAGTGAGCAGAACTCATTCCAACTCATTTTTGCAAAATCCTTTGAATAAATGCTGACCCCGTACTCCGAGCGAAAGCTCGACACGATTAAATTAAAGTCATCAATCAGGTCGTAGCCGGGGTCTGAGCTTCCCCCTCGTCAGTCAAATCGCCTGTTGCAATTTTGGCAGATTTGCTGATAAGGGCGTTGAAATCGTGCATATTCAGCTTTAACTTTTCAATCTTTTCTCTCTCGGATTCATCAAAAAGAAGATGATACATTTCGATAACATCTTTACTTTTACCGTTGCCATCCTCAAAAAGTGCCGCAACTTTGAGCATTGAAACTGCGTCATTGTTGATTGCAAGGTCAACATTTTTAACTCTGACACTCGGCTTTTCCTCAAAATTAAGCTTGTCTGTAATATCAATTAACTTTGACATAATCGTTCATTCCTTTCATTTTTTAAGCGGCTGCTGTATATACCGGCTTGCCGTTTGACATAACTTCAAATTCAAGCGGAGCAACACCCGTACTTGCGCCTGCACCGTTTGATGTAACGGATACAACTGCATTTTTAAAGAGGACGGTTGCACCGTTGGGGAAGGTCCACATAAACGAAACTTCTGCCTTTCTGCCGTTTTCAAATGCAAGGGCGGCAATCTGGTCGTTACCTGCGTCACCGATTGTACGCTTGCCCTTTACCGAAATTGTGATTGACTTTGCTGTCATAAGCCTTGACTTCCAGCCCTCGCTTTCAAAGGCTGTCCATTCCTCGACACCGTTGTCAAATGCAACGGAAAATTCTTCGCAGTTAGCAATATTTGTCGTGGCGGATTCTGTTCCTGTCTTGCCAACCGCAAACTGATTTTCATAGCATGGGAATACTCCCGATTCAACTTTTGCCATAAAATTACTTCCTTTCGTAATAAAATTTAACTTCAATGACCTGCTCATACACACCCTTGTCGTCTGTTCCCACATCAACGGGTTCTTCCGTGAGCAGTTCGATTATATAGATTTTGTGTTCCTTAATTTCAACATTTTTAATGTCGTAAAGCGTTTCGTAAAGTCTGCGTGCAAACTCCTCGGTTTCTCTTGCGTTGTCGGTGTAATGGATAAGCAAAGACACGCTTATTGTATCGTAGGTGCTTTCACCGCCGATTGCCCTTGTGGGTGTTCCCGACTGCTTTAATGAATACACACCGATTGACCTGTCCTGCTTGTTGTCAAGCTTGCCGATGTAATAATGCTCGGCTGAGGTAACGCTTTTGAGCCAATCTCTGATGTCCGATAAGTAAATCAAAGTCCTGCTTCCTTTCTGTATAATCTCACAAATGCCCGACTGCAAAAATTCTGCCGTGTACCGCCCTCAAGCCACGGTGAGAACCATTTACCGCCGGCGGCAATGTTTTCCTTACGGCTGAAATTATACTCGGGATGAAAATACAACCGCCTTGCATACGGAGTGCTTGACACTATTTTAACCGTGCCGTTCCAACTCTGCGCACAATCTTCAAAGGTGTTTTCGTTCTGAAGATTGCCCGTATCAAACGGCATTACCTGCGTGTTTTTCACCTGTGTAAGAAGTGCGTCACCTGTCATTCTCAGGGCGGCAACCTTTGCCTTATCAAGCTGTTTTACTGCAGGCATATTGAGTTTGATTTTTGATGATACCGAAAATCCCATTAAATCACATCCAATTCCGTAAAATTAACTTTGCCGTCTGGGTTGCGGTGTTTTGTACCCTGTACGATGTTTCGTTTTACGCCGTCAAGGATTACAAAGCCACCGCTTAAAGTGGGGCTGTCGGGAGCAATGTCGCCGTCAAAAAGCAAGACAGCCGACACCTGAACAATTTTCTGCTCTTTGGTATAAACCGTCTTTGCCTTTGACTGCATATTACACAAGGCAGAGCCACCGTGCAGGGTTGCTGACGGGTACAAGCTGTCGGAGGGATACAGATTTTTGCATTCAAACACGGTCAGGGGTGCTCCGTCTTCGGTAACACCCTCACCGTAGATTGTGACCTCGACAGGAGTTTTGCAGAACTGCTTTTTTACAAGTGACGGAAATTTCACGGTTTTCACGCACCTTTCAGATTGCAGGATAACAAAGTCCCGTTGATTTTAGCAACGCATAGAGGTCGGCAGGAATTGCCACTCCGCTGATACACATTAAATTCCAGCTTGCGCCAAATTCCATTGATGTGCCGTTGATTGAATAGCTTTTCAGATAGGAAGAAATCATATCGGCATTTTCTTCTTCAAAAGCAGTAAGTCTGCTATGCACTCTGCCGATGATTCTCTTCTGCATTTCCGAAAGTTTTTCAAAATCAATGCGGTTAAAAGTCAGAACATCAATGTGTTCGGCAGAGATAATACTGTTTTCATCTCCACCCTGATGTTCAATGTAATCAGCATACATTACGCAACCGCCGTTGTGTCAACATCGGCATAAATGCTGTCAATTTTGCCGTCCTTGCCATTCGGGAACACGAATGTGTCGGAAAGCGAACGGTTCTGATAGAGCCAGCCGTCACCCTCTGTGTGTGAGCCGGGAGCAAAGAAGTAAATGCTTGAAATCTTCGGAACAGTCTTGCAGGTTTCACCGCAAGCAACAAGAACATTGATTTTGTGAGCGCCTGTTGCAGGCTCAAAACCGCCGTCATCGGGGTTAAAGTTGAAGTTATCGTAGAAACGCTCATCGTCAATAACCTCGATGATAGGGCAACCGTCAATCTCGGTCACTCTTGTTTCAATGCCGATACCGCCCTCTGCAATCTGTGTAAGCTCAATCTTACGAGTGAACTCTGTTGACTGTTCAAGGCAGTCCATAATGTGAGATGTCACATAGGCAACAAGTGTGCCTCTTGCCTTGTATCTGCGGAGCTTGCCGGCAGAAAGAATTGTTTTGAGCTTTGAATAAGCGTTCTCCTTAGTCCACTCCGATGTCTTTGTTGAAGAATGATATCCGTCTGTTGCCTGAGCCTTTGTTGCAACCTTTGAGAAGAAAAGTGCATCGGTTTCGGGAGCAACCTGTGTCTGCTCAAACACCTTTGAAATATTCTCAACCTTTGCGGTTGCGTTAGTTTCGTCAACATCTGCCTTGTCAACGAGAAACTCAATATCACGGTCGTGTTCGCAGGTGAACGGAACATCGGTCTGAACATACTTGCCCTTGTTCCAACCGCCGTTGCGATTGTGGTTCTTAAAGCCTGATGTGCTCATCTGTGTGAAGTGGAAAGTTCTTGCGCCAACCCACTTTACATTTGAAGTGATGAATGGTGATGTAAGTGTGCCCTGAACAAGAATTTCGAGCAGATCAGGGCTGAACTGCTCGGCATAGTTATTTGTGTTTGCCATGATTTTTTCAATCCTTTCTTTGGTTAAATATTAAATCTGTTCCATTTTTTGGTAGGAACATTTGCCTTTGGTTTTGTACCATCCGATGTACCGTTGCCGTCACCGCCGATTTTCTTAACTCCTGTGCCGTTCTCGGCTGGTTTGCCCTTGAGTGCGGGGATATCGTCAAGCACCTTTTTAACAGCCTCTGTCAGCTTTTCCGCATTGACCTTGCCGTCTGTCACAGCCTTTGAAAAGTCTGCAATTTTAAGCACATACGGAACGGTTGCAATGTCAACGCCCTGTTTTACGGCTTCGAGGGTTGCCGATTGGTTGACTTCTGCCATAAGCTTTGCGTTGTTTGCAGATTCAACTTCCGACTGCATTTTTGCAAAGTCGGGAGTGTTCTCGGCTTTCTGCTTTTTAAAAGCACCGATAGCCTCTTTCATCTCATCGGCTGACAATCCCTGTTCCTTAAAATATGACTTCAAAACGGTGTCCTCTGTCACGCTCTGTTTGCCTGTAATAAGGCTTGCGAGCTTGTCATAATCAAAGGCAGGAGCGTTTCCCTGTGGAGTTCCCTGCGGTGCAGGTGTCGGTTCATTGGGGGTTGGTGTTGGATTTGGTTCTGCCATTTTTTCATATCCTTTCAGTTTTTCGGGTGTCTCCCGTAATCAGTTTATAGAGTGTCTCTCTGTTTCAGTTTTGCACGGTGTCTCCCGTAGTTTAATGTCTTCGGACAATAAAAAAGCACCTTACATATTCGTAAAGTGCTTAATCCGCTTTTTCTGTTTTTTCTGTTTTAACTGCTTTGGTTCTCGGCTTTTTGGGAGCGTCAGACTTGACCTCTTCTGCAAAACCGCCATCAATGAGTTCCTTTGCTCTCTGCTCTGAGCATTCAAAAACTTCATTCACAGGTCGGGTTACATAACCGTTCTGCCTGTCGTTAAATGCTGTTGTTACTCTGATTTTCATTCTGTCACCACCTTTCTAAACCGGTCGAAATCGACGGGTTTAAATGCAATAAAAAAGCACTCTGATTTCTCAAAGTGCTGATTTGATGTATTAAGTTTTGCTTTGGCAAGTTGCAGGCAAGTTAAGCAATGCCGTGAACAAGCCGTTTTTCTTGCTCTGAACATATTCTCGGCAAGTTAAACAACAAAACCGCCCTTTTTACGGAGCGGTTAGATTATGCCACTATCTTTTAGATATTGCATTTTTTGTTTCTCTCTAAGCTTACTGTAAAGTGCTTCAGCATCTTTAGCTTCTTGTGGAGCATCTTCACGCAAAGTGACATTTAAGCCATTTGTTACAAGGTACGGCTTAAACGCATTCCATAGAGATTTTTGTTCTTCAGTTTGTATCAATCTCATACCATCATCACCCTAAAAGTTTGCTGACTCTGTACTCGTTATACACTTCATCCATAGCTTTATCTTTTAAGCATTCAAAAGCATACTCACTTATATCCTCTATATTATAACCGTTATTTATCAATTTTTCAACCTTTGGAGCATAAATTTTATTAAGGTAATCGCAATATTCAAAATAATCGTTAATACTTCCGAATTTTGCTCTGTAATTTTTAGCGTCTTGCCAATGAATCAGTTCGTGCAGAATTGTACTCAATCTGTCTTGCGGACAAGCCAAGTTTTCTTGTAAATCTGACAAATCACTTGTTGAAAAGTATGCTGAATTGACATTTAGAACATTTTGCATTGGCATATATGAAGCAATAGCATTTACTCGCATTTCTTCGGGAGTGACAATACAAATTTCAGGCTTTCCGCTTGTTTCAACCTCTCCAAGCATATCAAACGCTTTTCTCACTTGCATATCAAAATTATGAAGTTCTTTTCGTTTTAGCTTTACCTTATCTGAAATATAAACATTGTCACACAATGTATTTGCCTTGTGGGTATCAATTGTAATTGTTTCGCCCTCAATTTTGCGTTCAAAAGTTTTTGATATATCTTCCTTAAAAACAGGTCTGTAATATTTTTGTTCATCAGTCTTCAAAGAAAATTGTTTTGCCTTTTCTTCAAGCGTATTCGCCCTATCGTGCCACTCATCGGCTCGGGTTTGGGCAATGCGTTTATTGTCTCCATCAAGGCTGTATTCGGCACGGCGGTCAAAGCGTTCTGCCTGTCGCTGTGCATACTGCTGTTTTTCCTCAATTCCTCGCTGACGGTCAAGCTCTTTGATTTCATCTTCAGACAACGGTGCGTCCAAATCATCAAGTTCGGGATAAAATGTACTTGTGCTGTCCTTACATCTCGGATGAAACAAACCGTTCTTGATTGCGGTTGAGAGAAGCGGATAGTTTCCGTCTGACTTTTTGCCGTTTGAATAAACATCGTCAATAAACACCTTGCCGATATATTTTGCACAATCGGGGCAACCGCCCTGTCTTGAGTTCACAACAACGAGGGATACTCCCCATTCGGCTCGCTTTTCGCCCTCACCACGCAGATAGGCTCTTTTGTTGGCTGTTTTAACCGCCATATCCGCATAATCCGAGAGCGTGTGCCTTGCACCATTTTTGTATTCCACACAATTAAGACCTGCGTTGAGCATATCTTTACACGCCATATCAACGGCTTTTTCGTATGTAACCGCACCCGTGTTCATTGCAACCTGTGCGTTAAAAATCGCCTTGCGGTACTTGTCGTTGCTCATACGCAAAACTGCCGTTTCTGCCCTCTTTAAATCGTCTGTGGTTGATTTTATGAGTGCGTCAAGTTTACGGTCATTCACCTTAAAAAATTCGGCTGTGCTGTGTGCTGACGGCTTTTTCGGGGCTTTGAAACCGTCCTTGACAGCTTCAAGAATTTCTGCCTCCTGACTTGCATTTCCGTCAGCTTTGGCGGTGCGAATCATCTCTTCAACCTTGCCGTTAATGGTTTTGAAACGCTTGCCGAATTTCTTTGCGTTGTGCTTACGGTACTCTTCAAGACTTTTGAGCTGTTCAGCCTGCCATTGTGTCCAGTTGTAACCCTCTTTGGTTTCTTCGGCTCTGTGACGGCTGAAATTTCTCATCATGCTGTTAATCAGTTCATCTTCGATTTTTTCAAAGGCTTCTCTGATATTGTAATCACTCATTGTTTACCTGTGTATCATTCTGTTCGGGATTGCTTTCGGTTTTTTCTGCATTATTTTCCGCATTTTCTTCATCATCTGCGTTATTGTCAGGTTCTTCTGTGTCGGTAAGGTCCACATCGTCAAGCTCCGATTTTTCTTCTTCGCCTGCAATGCCCTGTTCTTCCTTAATTCTCTGCACCTCTTCGGCTTTCCAATCCTCCGACTTGCTGTCGCCGTAAAGCTCGTCAACCGAGGTTTCAACTGACATCAAACCGCCCTGTCTTGCTTTTGACACAGTTTCAACCTGACTTTCAAAGCTCGGATTTGCATATTCGCCGAAGTTTACGGATACTTCCAAGCCCTCAACAATACCCTTGCCGTTAAGTTCACCGTCTGCATTGAGTACAACTGCAACAAGGCTTTGAAGTGCGTTCTGCGTAATTTTCACAAGGTTCTGCCTTGTGTAAAGGGTTGTCTTTTCCTTTTCACGCTGAGCGTCTGCATTATCAAGCTTCTTCGTATCAATGCCGAGAGTTGACGGCGATATAATGCCCTGTAAGCAGAGGTCGAGGGCAGTAATGTATGAACTCAAATAGCTTTCGTGCTGAATCTGCGGACTTTCGGTGTAAATCCTGTTGCCGTTGCCGTTTTCAGACATATCGTTGCCCACGGTGATAAATCGGTTGTCAAACGGATTTGGCGATATCGGCTGACAGGTTTCGGGATTTCTCGGAACAAGGCAATCAGGCACATACTGCTTTGTTCGGCAGGCTCTGAGTGCGTCCATCCACTGTGACCACACTTCGTCAAGGCTGTCGAAAGCGTCTGTTTTTATGCCGATAATGCCCGCACCTCTGCCCTTGTGGCACGATTTGCCGTAAAGGACAGGTACAGCCCACATATATGATTCGTCAAATGTAACGCCCTTTGAATCAATCCACGAAAGAGCGTCAACCGTGTGCAGGTCAATCTCTTTGCCGTTGTCATCGTACAAAGCATAGTGAATATAGCCGTAACCGTATGTTTCTTCAAAACGGTAACGGCGGTGTTTTTGCGTGTAATCGGTGTAAAACTTAACCTCTCGGATTCTGCCGCGCACATATGTAAAGTCGATGTTTTCGGCAGGATACCATTCAACAATCGGAACATCTGATACAGCCGTGTCAAAGCTGACCTTAAAAGCACCGTCACCGACAACACATAGGTCACGGAGCATTTGCTTAACCATGTCGGACAGCTTATTCTGCTTTTCAATATCTTCCCAACGCTCTGCATAAGCGGTTGAATTTTTACTTGTAACATCTGTGCCGTTGTAGTCGGCAATTACAATATTCACAAGCGTTTCGCAGATGAGTGCCGGCAAGCCCGTATGTATTTTACGGATTTCAAGCCCCTTTGTGCTTTTTGCCGCCCAAAACATAGTTTTGTTTGTATCAATCTGCCTGTACAGCTCCGCAAGCTGTCTGCTGTTGCCCCAATACCAAATGCGATTGATAAAGCACTCGGTCAGATGATTGCTTGTTTCGGTGACGGTAATTGTTTTGTCGCTTGCAGGAGTAATCTGCAAAAAGTTTTTAATTCCCGATCTGATAGATTCAGCCATTCTGTTAATCAGCCCCATTTATTTCACTTCCAATAATATTTTTAAACGGCAGCCACGCATATTGACCGCTGTTAATGCAATGGTCGTGACCGTCCTCGGGTGTGTTGTCTTTATCCTCTCGCCAGCTGTAAATTTCAAACTCGGCAATCGTGTTTTTACAATGTTCAAGCACAAAATAACAGTCGGTAGCAAGCCAGCCGAGTACAAGATTGATTCGGTCGATAATCTTCGTTTTCTTCCATGCATTTGCAAAGTCATAGACACAGCCGTGCTGTCGCTTATACTTTTGAAATTCGGTAATAGTCGCTTGGTCGGCGCTGTCAATAAAAGCCGTGCGTGCAAAGCCCCATTCATCACGGTTGCGGTCAAGAAAATCAATAAAATTCTTCACCGTGTCACTCGGGGCAATAGGCGTTTGCATTTCAGCGTTGTTATAAACTCTTTCATCAAGCTGAACACACTTGCCGTGATTGGTAATGCCGTAAAATGTCATGGCGATAGTGTCAGGCGACTTCTGCGAATAGGCGGTATCGAGACCTGCGGTGAACTGAACAAAGTGTTCCGACTTGCGGTTACAGTTCAAAAACTTTTCTGCCCACTCTTTTGATTTGATGTGTCTTGCCCTCTCAAAATTCGGAAACACAAGCCCTGTTGCTCTGCCTCTCAAACCTAAGATTTTATTTTTATAGAGCTTTGTACCTTTCGGTGCAGAGTTCTTTTTCTTTTCAATCTGTTCGGATGTAAGACTTAAATTGTCGGCAAAAGAAAAGAACCAATACCGCCAATTCGGTACAGGTTCTTCGGTAAGCTCCGCCGTAATCTCGGGAGGAACATCGTTTTCATATTTTTTAAAAGGACGGGAGCGGTTGACAAACTCCTTATACACAGGCAGGCTCGGATCATCGGGATTCAGCGTCGCAAGCATATAGTCATTACGGGTTGACATCTCTCGGATAAACTCGATATCGGCGGTGTTGATTTCGTCAATATAAACGCACCCAAACTGCGCACCGAGAACCATTTCCCACTTATCCCGACCTGTCTCTTATACACATCTCCGAGC